GCGCCGTGATGCGGTCATTTCGGCCAACGACTTTCTGGCCCGGCGCATGATGGTCGTCGCATCGAACAAAGCCGAGCAGGACATCTTTCGCGGGTCGGGCGGTCAGTACACCCCGCAGGGGCTTCTGACGCAGGTCGACTCCTCGCACGTCAATTCGTCGGGCGGCAATTCGATCACGAACATCACGACCGACTTCCGGGAGGCCATTCAGCTTCTGGAGGGCGAAAACGTCCCCGACGAAAATCGGCGCTGGTTCATGCGCCGGGATGTGCTGGTCGACTTCGTCTTCGACATCAACTCCGACGAGGACACCTTCCCGTTCCGGGATGAGATCGTCGAGAACGGCACGATGTTCGGCGACGTCGTCGAGACGACCAACAACATCGAAAAGCGGACCAACGACAGCAACATCTACTACGTCGAGATGTCCGAGCAGTACTACGGCATCGCGACTGAGATGGAGCTGTCGACGTCTGAGCATCAGCGATTCCTCGACGATGAGACGCTGATGAAGCTGATCATGCACGACGACTACAAGATGAAGCACGACAAGTCGGCGGCCGTGATCGAGGACTACACGCTGCAGTCGGCCTGATGGATGGGGTGGGCGGCCCTCGTGGGCTGCCCGCCGACACCTATTTTTCTGCAAAGGAGCAAAGCATGACGCGCGTACCAGGCAATCAGAAGGAAACGAAAATTCTCTCCGGTCTCGACAACCAGGAGATCGCCGCCGCCCTGTCGGGAGACACCGACGGCAATGCGATCGACCGGGACGACTACGACATCCCCGACTGTGTCAAGGTAGTGGTCGGGGCGTCCGCCGACCTTGATGACGCTGACGACGAGCTGGTTATCCAGCTTGAGGACGCAGCCGACGACGGGGACGGGTCGCCCGATACGTGGGCGGATACGGATGATTCGGTGACTATCACCGACAGTGATGCGCCCGGTGTGGTCGTCTCAGAGATCGACATTCGTGGATATCGTCGTCACGTCCGTGCGTATCTGGACGCCAGCGAATCGACGCTGGACGCGGCGACGGACGTGCATGTCGACTTCGTTTTCAGCGGCATGTCCGAGATCCCGCAGGACTAAGCGCAAGGCTTGCCACCTTAGGCACGGGTGAGGGGCACGTCACGCCCTGACTTACACACACGGGTCATCGATGGCCACGCTCAATGACAACGCGCTGACCTTGCTTGCGACTGTCAAGTCGGAACTGGGCATCAGTACGTCGAGCGATGACGACTATCTGACCCGTCAGATCAATCGCTACTCGCAGCTATTTGAAGAGGCGACTGACAAGCTGTGGTATCGAGCCGACGACTACGTCGAGTCGGTCAAATCGGTCGGTGACACGCGCATTACGGTGCAGGATCGGCGCCCCCTGCTGGCAATCAATTCAATTGCCGTGAAAGGCGAGACGGTCGACTCGGATGACTACGAGATCGAAGATGCCGACCGGGGCTGGATTCGGATTGACGATGACTTCTGGGAGTCGACGGGCGTGGCGACGATGCGCATGGAGCGGCATACCAAGTACCACGAGTTGCGCGTCGACGTCGATTACAACGGCGGCTATGTCACGCCCAAGCAGGAGGACGACGGTACGTTCAGTCCCCGGACACTCCCCGCCTCGATTGAGGGGGCGGTCATCGATACGGTTGCCCAAAAGTATCGCCGCAAAGGCAGTCAGACTAACGTCACCAGCGAGTCTATTGGGTCGGCTTCCGTGTCTTATGGGTCGCCAAAAGGTGGAAGTATGAGCGGCCAGGTGCTCGGCTCATACGTCACGGAATCTTTTGAGGGTGCGGTTCAGCGCCACAGAAACAGGAGCGTGCTATGAGTTTGGGTGAGTATAGCACGCAGTTTTGCGAGCAGCCGACGACAGTGTGCCTTATCGGTCCGTCGGGCGCAGGCAAAACGACGATCGCGAGTCGTATTGTGTCTCGCGATGATCAGATTGTGTCGAGTGACGACATTCGTCGCAAATTGACGGGGACCGCATCGGCGATGGAGGCGAGCGGGGTTGCTCGCAAAATTTTGCTGGAGGTTGTGGCCTATCGGGCAAGTCACGGGCATAGCACCATCGTGGATGCGACGTCGCTTCATCGTCGAGAGCGATCGGAGATTGCTGATTCCGCTTCTGATTCACGTCTTTGGGCGCTCATTGTGGAAGCGTCACTTGATACATGCATAGCGCGCCAAAATTTGCGCGCCCGCCAGGTACCAAAGAGCGTTATTCGCAAACAGCATAGGCGTCTGGGGCAACTGGAGTTTGACCCTTTGCGTTTTGAGCGCATCGATGTGTGGCGAAGTGAGGGTGCGGAGCTTGTGGAGGTGTCGCCATGAGCTTTTATTCACATATGCTGACCGAAGAAGGGTCGATTGAGCCGTTTGATTCGCTCGACAGTGATGGCTCCCCGACATTTGGGGCGCTGACGGCGGGCGTGGCTATGCGCGTTGAGGAGGGCGTCGAGGTTGCGTTTGTCGGTGAGGGTTCCCGCGAAGACGTAATGACCGTCGTTTGGATTGACCAGTCAGTCTCGTCGGACGACCGGATTCACTTGCCAGATGGCAGCGTGCTGGATGTCAAAGGCGTCCAGAAGATCCCGACGACCGATGGTCGTGTCTCTATCTGGAAGGCGGCAGGATGACGCTTCAAGTCTCAGGGTTGGCGGCATTGATGCGGCTGCTTTCGGGTATGGGCAAAGACGCCGAGAAGGCCGCCGAGGACGCCTTGACCGAGTTAGGCTTTCGGGTGCTCAAAGAGGCCAAGGAGCGGACGCCGGTCGATACCGGCTTTTTGCGGTCGTCGGGTGAGGTCGAAGTCGCCGAGGACAAAAACAGCGTGATCGTCAAGTTCAAGGCTGAGTATGCTCTGCCGGTCCACGAGCGCACAGAAATCGAGCACGCCAACGGCGAAGCGAAATTTTTGGAGAATGCGTTCAACCTGGTAATGAGCAAGCAGCAGGCCGAGCAAGCAATTTTGTCCCGACTCATGGATGCGATTACGTGACCAAACGCAATCACATGCAGACGCTCCAAGTGGAGCTGCAGGGACAGGGGCTCAATGTCCCGGATGGTGCTATCTATGCGGGCGGACTCGATGAACGGATGCCCGATGCTTGCATTTTCATGGTCACGACGGGCGGGGTCGAGCCAACCGATCAGATGGGCGGCAATGAGTCAATCCAGCATCCGGTCATCCAGGTCCGCATCCGTCATGACGATAAAGCGCTCGGACAGTCGGACGCTGATGATGTCTGGCAGATTTTGCATGATGCGGATTTGACCGACTACGCCCCGACACGGATGCAGCAGTCAGATGCGCTGTATCTGGGGCAAGACGACGACGCCCGACACGATTGGTCGGTCAATGTGGAGCTTTTTATCTACGAGTGAGCCTATGCGATTTGGCGACCAAATCAGAATGCTTCGAGACTACGACGGCGGACGCTACGAGGCGGGGGCTGTCTACACAGTCGCCGTCCCCGGTGAGCCTGAAGAGGGACGCGTCCGCCCGAATATCGCCGCGAGCCTGTGCCGTGAGGCATCCGACGGAGACGGGGCGTATGCCCAACGAGTCGACAATACTGACGATGACACAAAGGAGTGACCGATGAGCCTTGCCGGACGACAAGCCAAACTGCAGATCAATGGAACCAGCGGAAGCTGGAACGAATTGGACATCACGCGAGAGACCAGCGACGAGTTGACCCGTGACTTGTACGAGACGACCAAATTCGGGCAGGACGGGGTTGAGCGTGGTGCGGAGGGGCCGGTCGACTTTCAGATCGACATCACCGCCCTGCGCCCCGACTCCCAGCCGACGGCGTGGGAGGACCTGCGCGACTCGATCCTGAATGGCACCGAGATCGACATCGAGTTTTCGCCCGACGGCAGTGCCAGTGGCGGGCCGACCGATGTCGTTTCCGCCAAGGTCAAGGCCGAGAGCAAGTCGGGATCGGCGTCAGTCGGGTCGGAGCAGACCCAAGAGTGTACGGTCATGAACTCGGACGGCAACAAGCCGAGCTACGGCGGCACCTTTAGCAGCTGATAAGGAGGCGCGTATGGCGCTTGCAGGCAAAGACGCACAAATCTATGTGACCGGCTCGTCGACGTCGATGACCGAAGAGGCGATGGACGAACTCGGGTCGGGCACGCCGGTCTTGCAATGGCAGGTCACCGACCACGCCCGCGACCTGCTTGACCCGACGGTAACCTTTACCGTCGAGGTGTCGACCGACAGCGGGTCGAGTTGGTCGACGGCATCGCCAAGCGACTACACAATCCGCTACCTGGTCGGCGCGGTTGAGTTTGACAGCGATCCGTTCAGCGGGTCGACGTCGGGCAATGACGTGCGGATCTCGGGCAGCTACCTGCCCTACTATTCGGTGCTGGAGGGCTTCTCCGAAGACCTCGAATACAGCCGAGATCTGTACGATACGACGCAGTTTCAGGATCTGGCCATGCGTCGCGGGGCGGAAGGCCCGCTGGATATCAGCGGATCGTTTTCGCTCAACCGTGTGCTTCAGGCGCAGATCGACGACACGGAGGGCACGCCCGACGAGCCGACTTTGCGGGAGGTGCTTCTGGGCAACGAGACGGCCAGCGGATCGGGTGGGTCGGCGGACGTCGATCACCAGCTTGCGTTTCGGGTCGAGCCGAATGCGTCGCAATCTCAAATGCTGGCGGCGTGGGTCAAGTTATCAGACGAGTCGCTGTCGACATCGGTCGGCAGCAAGCAAGAGCGGGAATTTTCAATGAGTGGTGACGTGCCGACGGCTGCGATGGCTACGCAGGTGGCGGCTGTTGCCGATGCGATTGGGTGATTTATGAGTGAGTTGGAGAAATATCAGACCGTTTTTCTCGACCAGGGCACAGGCGACAAGGCTCGCCAGTCGGAGACGATTACATGTGTCGTCGGCGAGGAGGAGATGGATCTGGAGGTCCGGTCGCTGACGATGGCGGAGTTCAAAGAGATGGATCCGAGCCCCGCCGTCAAAGATCGGGTCGACGGAGAGGTCGACGGCGACATCATGACCGTCGCCAAGACCGCCTACATCCCCGGCACGGATGACCGCCCGTTTGACTCCCCCGATGCGATTGCGCGTCTGCACGATGCGCCGTATTCAGCCAGCGGGTGGATGGCGCGCGTTGTTCAGACGGCGAATTACGTCATGGGCTTCACCTCGACTGTGCCCGAAGGGGTGCAAGATCCGAGGCTCGACGAGATTGCGCAGGCGGCAACGGAACTCGAGTCTATCTGCCAGCAGGCCAAACAAGACGGTGACGAACTCCACCCCGACGAAGTCGCCTTCATCGCCCGCGAGATCCGGGCGGGGGCGGAGCTTCTGGACGAAGGGTCGGCCAGTAAAAAAAAGCCTCCGACCGACTGACGTCGCTGACTGAGCGCGTCGACGACTGGGAGCATATCTGGCACAACGACTTCCTCCAGTCGCTCGACGACCTGCAGATTGCCCACGTCGCCGACCACTTTCGCGTCCCGACATCGTGGGTGCGCGACAATATGTCGGCTCGCGAAGTCCGCGAGTGGGCGGAGTATCAAGAGTACCGCCAGAAGCAGCTCGACCGCGACACCTCGACAGGTAGCGACTCCCCGATACTGACTCCGTGACATGGCTCAAGTAGGCTCCATTTCCGCCGTACTCAACGCCGACACGTCCGGCTTTATCGGATCGATCGGCGGGGCGTCCGCCGCTCTGGGCGGGCTGACGGACGTGCTGGGGCTGGCGCGTGGCGGAATTGCGGGGCTGGCGGCTGCGGCAGCGACGGCGGCGGCGGGCGGTCTGGCAGCGGCGACGGCGCAGGCGGCGCAA